CCACATAGAGCGTGTCATCGGTTGCCAACATGCGCTGCACGCCACCCGTGCCGCCAAGGCTTGAGAAATGCAGCCGCCCGCTGTCAGCGTAGATCGGCCACTGCACGCGGCCTTCTCGCCCCGCTTCTTCGACGTGGCAATTGATGAGCTGCGCCACGCCTGCATGAGGGTAGCGGCCGACGTTCGATTGTGAGCCAAGGTCGATTGGCTTGAGCTTCATGCTTGCAGGATGCCGGTGTAGCGACGGGACGGCACACGGCGGATGGCGGAATCAATTACCGCATCATCGACCTTGAGGAAAGCACCCAAGATATTGCCAAAGAAGTCATCGGCCGATTTCTGCAAGACAGGGTGAGGGTCCTTCCCGTAGGTCGCGCACAAGTCCAGGGCCACCATGTCGATGAAGCCAAGGTCAAATCGAACGGACTTAATCCCCTTCTGCCAAGCTTTCCCATCGAAGATCAGGTAGTCGTTGAGCACCCATCCGGTCAGGCCGTCGAGAATCGTGTTGCCCGCTGTCGCAACGCGGTAAACATAACCCTCCGTTCCGACACCGCTGGTCAAGGTTGGGTTATTTGCTGTCGCGTCCCATGTGCCGATGTAGGTCGCAAGGTTGAGCGTCGAGCCCTTCAAATTCTCCGGCGGAATGAACAAAAAGAACTCTTGAGCCAGCGTCAGGGGAGCTCGATCGACATCGAGCAAAGCGACGCCGTTTGCCAGCATCTGCACAAGGTTTCGATTGAAGGCATCGAGCGCAAGGGCAACATCTTCCGCAGCGGCGTCACCCGTGGCACCGACCACGCGGATGCGCTTGAGCGCGTCAATGCAGAGCTTTCGAACCGTCGCCATCTCGATCCCCTAAGAAGGAGAGGCCGCGATTGACCTCTCCCGTCCGCTGTCACGCCTGTTACGTGCCGCTCAATCGGACCACGAGGCGAGGATCGATCAATCGGCGCCCATACAGCAGATCAAGGCGCCATTTGCTGATGTCGTTGGTGCCGTCGTAGATCGGGATCACCCGAACCGAGAGGCCCTTATACGACTGGCGCGACGCGCCATAAGCCGCCTGCGGCATCTCCATTGGCACGCAAGCCAGCGCCATCGAGTTTTTGTGGAACACGATGTTGTTGCGGTAAGTGGTGCCGGCAGACCCCACCATTGTAATCGCGGCCGAGTTCGCCGGCGCTGCGTTGACCGTCTGATGCGGACCCGAGATGATGATCGGCGGCGAAATCGTCGCCGTCAGGTTGCCCGAGGCATCCGACGAAGCCGCAGCCGTGACGACGAACTGCTGCAACACGCCCGTCGAGATCTTGGTCTTCGGGTTGACCATGAACACGTTGGCAATCGTGAACACGTCACCCTGATTCAAACGGGCGGCCGCCGAAGCCGTCCAGCCGTTTGTGATCAGCGATTGCGTCCACGTCGTTTTCGCCGTGTCGTAAGTCACGTTCTGGTTGGCGCCGTTGACAGCAGGCGTGCCGCCGAGAGGCCCGACCGTGTGCGTCGGCACCACCTGCGACATGCGGGTTTTGATGCCGCCCAGCATGCCAAGCTCGCCGGCGCGATAAGCACCCTTGGCCACGTCCTGAATGTAGAGGGCCGACTGAGCGCCAACCAGGCCCCAGAAGTCCGTTGGTGCCAAGGCTGCAGCGCGTCCCTCTTGTGGCACAGCCGCAAGGTCGAGACGTTCCGGCGCCTTCGCGAAGCCCGCAAACGTGGTGATCGTGTTGCCCGGTGTTCCGACCCAATGATAGGCGTTGTTTTTCATCACGGTCAGAACGTCGTTGGCCATGTAGTTGATGATCGACGACATGGCCGGCTTGATCACCCGCTCGGAAAGCTGACCGATCTGCAGGGTCAGTTCCTGCGACGTAAACTGGAAGTCTACGCCGATCTGCTGGTCGATCGTGAGCGTCGTATTGCCTTCGATCACATCCTGCACGCTCAGCGTGGCGCCCGATCGCACCGTAAAGTCGGCCGGACGGCGGATGGTGACAGTCGCACCAATCTTGTAGCCGTTGACCGTGTTGTTGAACTCCTCTTCGGGAGCCCGATGCAAATCCTGAAGGACACCGAGTTCGTTCTCGAGGATGACCAACGCCTCTTTGGCGATGATCGAAGCTGTAAGCGTCGTATTAGCCATTTAGGTGAGCCTTGTGATTAGGCCCCTCGCCGTAGCTGCGCATTTCTCCATTCCGAATATTCGGCCATAGTCATATTGGCCGGGTCTTTTGCGGATGGCGCCGCCGAAGCGGCAGCGACTTGCGGCACGGGAGGAGGTGCTGCTGAGGTACGACGCACGGGAACCGAGACTTTAGCCTCGATGCGTGCGATCTCGCGGCCCTGCAGATGCGGCGGCAGACTGTAGATTTGCTGAGCTTCGACGGGGTTCTTTCCGAGGTAATAAGCGATCTCTGCGGCTCGATCGCTTTCCGCGATGATGTCCGCAGCGGCCTCGCTAATCGGCGTGTTGGGGAACACCTGATCGAAATCAGGCATCCGGTCCCGCGCCGCTTCGACCTTCGCGTGGAAGGCTGCGACCCGTGCCTGTTGGGCTCGAAGCGCGGCCTGCTGAGCGGAGGCGATCTTTTCCTCGGCTGAATGTTCCTTCACCACTTGCCGAAGACGCGCCGCTTCCTGTTGCTCGTAAGGTAACTGTTCAACGGGCGTCTCTCTCAGCTTGCGCAGTTCTTCCTGCGCTTGTCGGGCGATTTGGAATGCAAACTCGCGATCGGCTTCCGCCGTCTTGAGCCTGGCATAAATCTGCCCGATACGCTCACTTGCGGTCTGCTTTGGCTTCTTTTGAGCCTCGCCCTCGTCACTCCCCTCGGGCTTCGGGGGGTCAGCACTTTCGGCCTTGGTAGGCTCGGGCGCCGGTGTTTCCGGCGGGGACGCTGGAACAGGGGGTTGCTCTGACGCCACGGGTACTTGCGACGCCGCTTCCGGCATCGGGATGTTAACTTCGTCCATGTGAGTGTCCCTTTAAGCGGGCAGACTTTCGCCTTGCGGCGGGAGGCCGGGTGGTGTGGGCATCGCGGGTTCGGCTGACTCGTCGTCGGATTCGGGCGGCTGCATCAGCTCGCGGCGTTTGCCGACGACGTTCAATCGGGCCAGTTCGGCGCGGTGCTCGGCTTCGTCGGCACCGGCTGCAACTTTGCGCGCGTCCGCATGCGCGTTGTGCGCAGCGTAGGGCTCAATCTCAGGCTGGATCACTTCAGGCGGCGCGCTTTGCTGCAGCGTGGCCGCCTCCATCTGCGTCTTGATTGCCTGCGCTTCTTTCAGCGCGGCGTCGGCGGCTTTCAAGCGCAATTCGACCTGCGCCATTGGATTGTCTGAGGGGTCGGGCGGCTTTGGCGCGTTCGGATCGTCGGGGTCCGCAAGCACCTGGGGCGGAATGGTGTTCTTCAAGCGCTTGGCGATGATGTCGGCATCGGGGAAGTCGAGAGCCTTAGCCACCAGATCGCCAAGGATCGGCGCCGCGTTCGGAATCGTCTTCATAAACTCGAGCATCGCGTCGGCCGTCTCCATCCGCTTGGTGGAGTAGCCCTTGCCGATGGTGACGCGAACGTCAAAAGCGCCCTGGCTTAGATCGTTGATCATCATGGGCCTGCCGTCGATCGACATGACCTGCTTATTGATGGTGACGGGCTCTTCCTTGCCGTCGTCGCCCATCAGACGCACAACGCGCTCGTTGTCGTAAATCTTCGGGATCAGATCGATCAGGATGCGGCCGCAGTGCTCAAGGCTGCGCTGCAGGTTGTCGACAAAATGGTAGTTCGAAACGTCAGATTCTGCCTGGCGCCGCTGAATGGCAATGCCAGAAGTTTCGTTGCTTTGCCGGCCAAGAGCCGAGTCATAAATGCCCGTCGTCCCCTTCATGTCGTCGGAGGCAACTTGCGCCTCCTGCATGAGAGCCGCGGGAACCTCGGGCGGGTGCTCGCGCTTGGGCTGTCCACCTGGCGCTGCAGGGTCCGGCTCATAAATCAGGTATGGCCGGTTCTTCGTGTGCAGCGTGTCCCACATGCCTTTCCACGGGCCGATCTGCTTGGCCGTGGCGATGTAGGGCGCTTTGGGAGCGAGGGCGATCGCTTCCGCTGTGGCTGTGCGGTAGTAGTTATAAAGTTGCTGCGCATCGCGCGCGAAGCGGATCACAGAGTAGCGATAACGCTTGTTCTCGAGCGGGAACTCGCCGCCGATCACGGGAATGATCGGAATGAACTTTCCCGGCCACTCAAACGGGCCTTCAAGGATGTCGGCGCCTGACACCAGCGCCATCTTGATCTTGTAGCCCTGGCACTCGCGCGTGCGAATGACGCCCATCATGCGAAACATCGCTGGCTGCACATCGGTGAGGTCAACGGTCTCGCCGTCAGCGAGCAGGCCAAGAATGCGCTTGGTTGGCTCCTTCCACCAATATTCACAAATGCGGATGGCGTCTTCCGAGGCCCAAAAGAACGGCGTCACAGCATCGTTCTTCGGCGCGTCCATGCTGACCTCGGACGCTTTCGGATAACGCTTTGTGAAAGACTTCCGCGGCAGCATATCGGTGACGGCGATCCACATCGCGTCTGACCGATCGGGCTCAATTGCAGCCGGGTCGCAATAGACGCTCAGCGGCGACTGGATGCCCTTGAGAATGATCTCTTGGTCGAACGCCATATCATCGGCATAGCGGGTCGTTACCCGGAACCAGCCGATGCCACCGCCAGCTTGATGCTCGGCGGCTGTCGCGAACACGTGCTGCGCGCTTGAGCGGTACTGAATTTGCCGAATCAGGCCGTTGTAAATCTTGGCAATCGCCGTGTCGCTGTCCTCCTCGGCAGCTACTTTGATGGCCAAATCGGCTTGGCGGATGTCGTTCGTGATCTGGCGCACGAACTGCGGCAGGCGATTAATCGTGAGCATGGGCCGCTTGGCTTCTTCACGCTCGCGGCGCACGCTGTCGGGCCACTGGTTGCCGGCCAAGAAGTTCAAATCAACCGCGGTCTCTTCGCGATTGTCGCGGTCAGCAGCCCAGCTATCTTGGATCGCCTCGCGAACTTGCGTAACAAACTGGGACGCCTCTTCCGAGGACATCTTGGTTTGCGGCGCGTCGATGCGGGGATCTCCGACCACTTCGGTCCGAGCGGAAGCGTTAGCCAAGGTCTGAGCTATCCAATCGCGTTGCAAGCCAAGCGCGGTGTTCCGGCTTGGCTGCGTTCAGGATTGACGCGAACTTTGTTTGGTAGCGGCGGCAGGTATCTTCGGTGCCAATGTGTCCGCCAGTGGCCCAGCGGATGGCCCAATGGCCGGACGGCAAGCGATATGCGGTGTGCAGCGTCTGTGTTCCGTGCTCAACCACCGAGCCAGCTCCCCGCGCCCTCAGCCGCAGAAGTGCCCCACGAATCCGACCACGTTGGTTTGACGGTCGCGAACCGCCGCATCATCAGCGCGTAGCGCGTCGCTGAGATCAGGTCGTCGCGTTCTTTCACAACGAGCCCGTCAACGCGATGATAGAGCCGGAACTCTTCGAACCAGTCATTCAGGCCGGCAAACACCTTGAACCGCCCCGTCTGCATGCGTTCCAACATCTCGAGCAACCCGGCCTCGACGCCGTTGCCGCCTTTCTCGTGCGTGGCCTTCTCGGGCAACATGTTGAGTTCGTGCTGTCGGTATTGGTCGGCAAGCTGCTCGCCCGAGCCCTTGTCGCGGATCAGCCCGTCGTGCGGCCATGCAATCGGAATCCATTTGCCCCAGGCGCGCACTGCGACGGCGTGCATTGGAGGGGTTTCACCTTTGCGCCGATACGTGTGCGTTAGGTAGAGGCAATCCGCGTCCTTATCCCAGGCGATGCGAGCTGCGGCGAATGGGTGATCGATGCCAAAGTCGACGCCGATGATCTGCGGCCAGTGATCCGGGATTGCCTGCGGCGGAACAGTGATGGCGCTCTCTTCGATCGGGAACACGCGACCCGATCCCATCGTCGGAATGCCCTTCGTGCGGGCCTCGCGCTCATGGGCTGGATAGCTCGCGATGATCCGCGCCTTTTCCTCTGCGGTGTAATGGTCGACATCATCGATCGTCATGGCGACGACGAAGCGGCTCATTTAGAAAACTGTTCCGTCGGCTCGCTGAGCACTTTTCATTTCGTAGAATCTGCTTCCTTGTCAGCCAGCAAAAACAGGCTGACCACTTCGCTCATTCCCATCAGTGGCGTGAACGTGATGTAGACGAACTGGCTGCGTTGACCGCGGTTCGTCCGCGTCAGGCCCTCGGTGTAGATGTCGAGCGGCGGCTCTTCGTCAAACCAAC